CTATCCCGCGGCCACCGAAATCACTTCGACTTCGGCGGCCGCGCCGCGTGCAACCGCTCGGTGGTCGGCGGTGCTTGCCTGCTCGCGCATGCGTGCGTTGTCCTCGAGCTCGGACAAAAGGCTGTTCGGGTCCTCCTGCCAAGCGCGAATTAGGTTGTCCGCGGCTTGCGCGGCCGAGAGGATGTCGATGGCGTACTCATACGCCCAGGGGTCGTCCGGGCCTGGAGGGCTGATCGTGTAAGGGTCGAGAAGCTCGTTCAATTCGTCGACGATGTACGCCGAGCCGGGCGCCGACGACGTGGCAACAATCACTCGAGCACGTTCGAGCGCGAGCTGGCGAGCATGTTTCGCATCGTCGTCCGCGTCACCTTCGGCGGCAATGGTTGCACGCCGCAATTCGACAAGCGCAAGCACGGCCGAAGTCACTCGTTCGGCCTGACGGGCCGCTTCATCTGCCGCGAGGGCCCGACTTGTCTGCGCGTGGGCCGCCCTCAGACTGAAGTGGATGCTCAGCCACGTCACTATGCCGGTCAGGACTGCGGTGACCAGAACCTCCCAGACGGGAAAATCCCACGTAAGTGTTCCGCATGCTTCTGTCCCCGCCCAACACAACATTCCACCGACCGTAGCCGATGGCGTTTATAAGGTGCCCCCCTATTTGGGCCACAGGACTGGTATGCGACATTGGTGTGACTTAGGCTGGCGATATGCCGATTCCGTCTTCTGACTCCACTGCAGCGCCCCGCCGACTTCTCCGTGATGTCGCCTTCGACAAGATGCTCGCTGCAATCGTCGATGGCACGCTCGAGCCCGGTGAACGCCTCAACGACGACGAGCTTGTGAAGTGGCTTGGGGTGTCTCGCACACCCATCCGGGAAGCGATCGCTCAGTTGCAGACGTACGGTCTTGTCGAGATCGAAGCGAACCGGTACACGAAGGTGGCCCAGCGTGACGACGTCGTCTATGCGGAAGCGGCGCAGTTCCTGGCTGGCCTGCACCTTCTGGCCCGCGAGTGGGGCACGGCAAATCTCGACGCGGCGACTCGCAAGCAGATCACGAAGGCTTTGAGCGCTGCGAGCAAGCAGCTCAAGGCTCACGAGGTGGCAGGACCCGGGGCGTTGCTGGATGTGCAGGGTGCTCTGGCCGCAGCGTCGGGCAACGCGCTCTTCGCCGGCACGGAGGAGCCCCTGCGGGTTCGGGTCAAGTTCCTTAGCCCGCGTGACCCTGAGGCTTACGACTGGGATGCTCTCGTGCAGGTTGCCAGCGAGCTAAACAACCTCATCGCCAACTGAGGGCGAATCCTCGGACTTCCTTTGATCTGGTATTTCCTGGGTTTCGGGCCCGCCCTGTTCGAGGTCGGCTAGCTCGAAATAGTTAAGGGCGTCCATCGCGAGGCCCATTTCATGCTGGATCGCTTCGAAGGTGATTGGCGTCATGCTTCGACTCTCGCAGGTTTGAGCAAACCCACTGAGGGGGTTGCGCTCAGTCGTGTCGGCGGTCGCCCGTACGGTCCCGATCATGGCTGTACAACCCGATAAGCGTCCGTGGGGCGAGCTAATGATCGCGAACGGCTGGGACGAAACCGAGCGCTACCGAGTAGGCATCTGGACGCTGAAGGCCCCAAGGGTCGACCACACGCCCAGCAGCTTTCGACTGCGGTGTGACCGTCCGGGCTTCCCGAAGGGCTCGGCTGTCACGTGGGAGCCGCATTATGGATGGGTCCTCTTTGACGGGGAGGACCAGTTCTGCTCGCGTGTAGGGCAAGCGGAATGTCTTGTTTGGTGGGCTGATCGGCATTAGGTCTTTAGCCCTCGAGAAGGGTTTGGGCCGAGAACCGCAGATGGGGCGGTTGTGTGCGATGCTGCCTCGACGGCTCGCCGAGTGGCAACTGCCCCGCCTCTCTCGCACACCCCCCTCAAGCGGCCCGCCGTTCGCGGGACAACTCCACGCCGCACCCGGCACTGGGCAAGCACCGGCTGCGACGTGTCCAGAGAATCGACCGCACATGGGCACGCTGCAGTACGACCACAGCACAGTCGAAATCCCGATGGACGACCGCACCCTTGCGCACGTAAGGGTCGTTGTCATGGCTAAGCTCCGCCGGCATGAGAGCTTTGCTCTGACGTGGGAGGACGCGGCCGGGGCATCAGGTGGGTGGCACAGCGTCTGGATCCACCCCGCGGCAAGCATGCACTTCAGCTTCGTCGGTGGACGCTCACCCCGCATAAACGCGCTTTGGGTGCAGCAGTTAATGGACTCAGCGAATAGCCCTGGGGGGCTTGCCCTGATCCGGGAACCAGCTATTGCGCCCACGCTTGAGAGCAGCGAGGGCCCCGCGCCTCTAAGGGCAGGTAAAGCGTGACGGGCCAGCGTTGCCGATCCGAGCTCGTTTTGAGAAACACTTAGCTCTGCGCTTGAACTCACCTAGGCTCCGAGCAGCCGCCATAGACTCTCGCGACCTGCACTTGGAGTTACCCGTTGCTTCCAGTGTGGCCCCGGCCCGAATCGGGCATCGTGTCAGTCATGCCAGACCCGCTGGTCAGTGTCGGTCAGCAGGTGCTCTCCTACGGTGACCACAGGAAGTGCCTGCGCGCGTCCTGCTTAAGGATGGTCGCGGTCCGACCTGCACCTTTTGATTTGGCCAGCCCCGAACTGGTTACAAACCACTATCGATGTGAGCAGCGAACGTCGTACGGATAAGCAAGGCAGCAAGATTTGGGTTCGGGCCTGATCCTGTGGATTGGGGCACTCCGGCAGGGGTGCCGGTGAGCCCCAGCCTTGAGCCGTCCAAAATCCGAACTGTGCAACAGGTGGCCTTTATCTACCTCGAACTCGTGGGTAGCGTCATCATGCGGGGTACCCCGCGTGACAGAACGGGCCGATGCTGCCTCTGATCCGGTCGGCCAGCCCTGACGTCAGGCCAAGGCCGGAGCGCGCAAGAGGCTCCGGCCTTGGCCCTCCCCCAAGGTGCAGAGGAACGCTCTGTCGATTGGTGAAGTCGACGAGGCGGAGTGCTGGCGGAACCAGCGAACCGGGGCCCGAAGGTCCCGGACAGCCTCCAAGTTACTAACAATTCTTGAGGATGTCCCAAGAGTAAGACGGTTGCGTGCAAGCGGGTAGATGCCACGCGCTTTAGCGTCTGCTCCGTAAAAGCGCCACCGACCCTTCCAAAGGGGTGCGTCACGGACTGGGCCTTCGCGCTGCTCCGTTCCCCATGACGGGTGAGCGCCGGCGGTCGGGGTGAGTGTGACGTGGGAGCCGCACGACGGGTGGGTCATCTACGACGAGGGGGAACGGTTCGTCGCGCGGGAGCGCTTCTGGTCGTCGGCGGGGCCGCTGCGTGCCTGCGGTGGTGGGTTGAGCGGCGGGGGTGAACGACGAAAGGCCCCTCCGCCGAGTGGCGGAGGGGCCTTCTGCTCTATGCGATCAGGCTCACGCCGACGGCGGTGTCGGCCGGCCCTGCGCCGGTGAGGGCGCTGGGGTAGCTGCCCTGCCCGAGGCCGCCCTGCTGCCAGCCCGCGCCGTTGACGAGCTGCCCGCCGGCTGTCGCCATCGGGGCGCCGGGAACGGCGCTGACGATGCCGCGCATGACGGGCTGAGTCGTAGGTGCGGACTGGACGGTGGCTGCCAGGTAGTACCAGCCGTTGGAGAGGGGCACCGACAGTCCCGTCACGGTCTTCAGGCCGACCGTGTCAGCCGCAACCTGGCCGCCGTCGACGACGAGCGCCCCAGGGGCGCCGCCGTTGTCGGCGTAGACGCCGAGGCGCACTTTGCTCCCCGCCTCGCCCGCCGTGACGATCTCGACCCCGAGGCCCGTGAAGACGCGCGAGCCCTCGATGCGGATGGGCAGGAACGTCGCGAAGCCGTTGGGACGCCCGGTGACCTGTCGGGGGCCGGGGGCGGAGTAGTGCAGTCCGGCGACGAACTTCTGAGTGGGAACGGCGACCACCGCGGCGAGGCCAGCAGACACGGAGCAGCCCGAGGCGTTCGCGTCGATGGTGACCTGTGAAGGACTCACGGTGCCCGCGGGGCCCTGGAGCGTGAGGGCAGAGCCCGAGTTGGCCTGCTTGATGTGGATGACGCCCTTGTCGCCGGGCAGGAACGGGAACGAGCCGGACTGGATCTCGAGTGTGCGGTCGAGGAAGCCGATCTCGATGGCGTAGTCGCGGGGGCGGGCGGCGATGCGGTAGCCGTCATTCCAGGAGAAGCCGGGCTGGATGATCTTCACGCCGTTCAGAACGGACTTGTTGTTGGCGTCGTTCGTCGCGAGGGAGACGATTGCCCCGTTGCCGATGGCTTCGAAGCGGACGTGGTTGAGGATGGCGTCCTGGATGAAGACGCGGGGCGAGCCCTGGGATGCAGAGCCGGCTTCGGTGAGGGCCTCCTGCAGGATGCCGTAGGGCTGGAAGCCCATGTGCGAGTTTGTGAAACCGGCACCGTCGAAGCCCTGATCGGCGGGCATGGCGATGCCGGCCATGGTGTTGCCGTTGAGCTCGCTGTCGTCGATGAAGTAGTCGGACGTGTTCCGGGCGAGGTAGAGCCCGTAGTAGTTCGCGGTCAAGTTGCACCGGTTCAGGAACAGGTGCCCGTGCTCACTTCGATAGACGATGCCGCGGTTGAAGAACCGGATCTGCGCGCTGATACGGGTCTTGGCGTACCCGGTCACCTCAATGCCGTGCATACCCGTGGGGGGCGTCCCGAGCGTCAGAGGAACGCCCGGTGCTTCCAGACGGAAGTTTTCCGCGCGGATGAAGGGGTGCGCACCGGTGCCGTGGAGGGTGATGGCAGCAACGCCAGGGCCGAGGTCGCGGCTGACCCTCACGAGAGCGTTGTCGGACGCAAGGTTGATGTCGACGAGGCGAATAGCTGCGCTCAGAACAACGGGAAGTGTCTCGGGGATGAAGATGGTCCCCCCGGCGCCAGCTACTGCAGCCGCTGCCGCGAAGCTGGACTGGTCCACGATTCCCGAGCTTGTGCGGTAACGGGACACGTCGACGATGGGAGCGATTGCGCGCATGACTTCGTCATCGAACAGCTTGGTGGCGTCGTCGACACTGGCAAAGCTGCGGCCGGCGGGCGCTACGGCGGTCTTCGGCAGGCTGTCGAAGCGTGTCGCTCCATCACCCCAGAATGCCTCACCGGTCGTCACGTCGTAACCGGGTTCTCCGGGGCCCAGTACCGGGTTGGTCTTGAGCCAGCCGACGGTGGTGTCGCGGCGGACGAGGATGCGTGTCGCCATGGTGGTCCTGCTTTCTGCCGCCTGGCGGCCGTGAACGAAGAAGAGCGCGGGCCACCGGGTCGGTGGCCCGCGCAGGGGGTGAGGTCAGCGCCGGTTGGCGGCCTCGAGGGTCGGGCTGTAGGCGAGCAGGAGCACGACGATGCAGAGGATGACGAACACGGTCACCTCCCCTCAGCCAGCGGGTCGAGGTCGGTGCCGTCACGCATCCGCCTCACCTCGTCGGTGGAGAAGGTGCCGTCGAGGTCGTCCTCGGCGAGCAGCTCGCGGATGTGGTTTCCGATGGGCGGGGGCTCCTCGCCGCTGCCCCACGTGGAGCGCACCTGCCGGATGTACTCTCGGAATGCCTCGCGGGTCTGTCGGAGGAGGAGCCGCAGCGCGCCGAACTGGCGGCGCAGGTCGGCGATCTCGTCGCGCAGCGGCTGCGTGGCGGCCGCGATCCGGCCGTCGACGTACTCCGCGAGGGCCAGGTCGCGCGCGAGGTAGTCGACGTCGCTCGCGGTGTCGGTCTCGGCGGGCACCTCGCGGCGGGCGCGGGCCGCGGCGCGCTGGTTCTGCACCAGCACGCCGATCAGCAGGAGGATCGATCCGACGATGCTGGCGGATCCGGCGTCTACCGCCATCCGTGCACCTGCCTCTCTCGAGCGATGTCGGTCACCCGCCAGCGCGGCAGGGTCGAGATCGCGTAGATCGCAGCGGCGACGGCGGTCCTGCCGACGTCGTTGCTCGTGACGCCGGCGAAGAGGACCGCGGCCGCGTAGAGCAGCACCAGGCCGGACAGCAGCGACACCGCGTAGAACTCGAGGCGCCAGAGCCGGGCAGGCCACGCGATGCCGACGAGCGACACGAGGGACGCCGACGCGATCGCGAAGCCGAGGATCTGGGCGTACTCCTCGCCGAAGGTGTCGCGGAGGGCAGGGACGCCGCCGAGGACACCGAGGGACCCGAACGCCCACGTCGCGACGTAGAACTCCGGCAGCGTGCGGCGGAGCAGCCGCGAGACGCGGGCGTCCGCGCTGCTCACGTTGCCGGGCCCCCAGATGGACGCACGGTAGAGGCGCCGGGCCCAACCGAGGGAGGACCGCATCAGCTGGTCGCCAGGTGGTCGGGCCCCGGGATGCGGTCGACGCCGGTGACGACGAACACGTCGCCCTCCTTCGGCGCGACGACGGGCTCGGTGCGGATCTGCACGCCGAGCTCGGCGGCGCCGGCCTTGATGAACGCGACCAGGACGAGCAGCAGCTGCGACCAGGTGATCGCGCCCGTCGCGATGAAGGGCAGGGCGAGGGTGACCGCGACACCAAGCAGCTCGACGCCGGTCTTCACCTTGCCGCGCCAGCGGGTGCCGACGAGCGGGACCAGCCAGGTGGTGAACGTCGTGAGGACGAGCACGACGAGCTGCGCCAGGACGACGGGCGTGATGGGCCCGGCCGCGACGGCGACCTGCACGCCGCCGACGACGAGGACGAGGAACGAGAGGACGCTCGGTGCGAAGCGCTGCAGGACGGGGTTCATGGTGGGCTCCGATCAGGACTTGAGACGGGCGGACAGGGTGTCGGCGACGCCCTGGGTGATCTGCTGCACGACCTCGGCCGTGATCGCGGTCGAGGCGAGCGAGCCGCCAGCCTTGAGGCTCGCGGCCACGGCACCGGCGATCGCCGCGGTGTCGAACACGGCGGGGTCGGGGCGCTCGGCGGCGCGGGCGAGGATCCAGCCGGCCTCGTCGGTCGTGCGGTGCTCGACCTTGAGGCCGAAGACGCCCGCGGTGAGCCGCTTCGCCTCGTAGAGGCCTCGTCCCTGGCCGCCCTCCGAGGTCACGACGAAGCCCTCGCCGGAGGTGTAGTAGCCGGTCGAGCCGTGCCAGACGGACTTGGGGTCGTTCACTTCGACGAACGCGATGTCGGTCATGTCGTCCTCCTCGGGGGGCGGGGTCGGGGTGCCGGCGTCGCGTGCGCGCAGGAGAGCGAGCATCGCGGCGGCCATGGCGGGGTAGATGTTGAAGTGCCAGGACTCGGGGCGGGAGAAGTCCATGCCGGTCGGCAGGACCCCGTACGCGGGCCCGAGACGGCGGATCGCGGCGAGGGTGGGCCCGGCGAGGGCCTCCCCGTTCGGACCGCCGAGGTCGACGGCACTGCCGATGCGGATCTCGTCGTGCGTGGAGTTGAACGGCGTCGCGGCGAGCGGGCCGCCGTTCTTGCTGCGCTCGAAGACGATCAACTGCCGGGGCCGGGAGCGGTTGCCCTCGTTCACCGTCGCCCGGTAGCAGCCCGGCAGCTTGGCGACGTCGTCGAGGAGGGCGGTCAGGAGCAGGGCGGCGTCGGCAGCGTTCACGAACTGCTCGATGCCGCGGAGCTCGGCGTAGCGGGACAGACCCACGGATGCGGGCATGGTGCCTCCGATCAGGCTCAGGGCGTCAGGCGATCTCGCCGGCGCCGTACTCCTCGAAGTGGACGGTCCAGCGGTAGTAGGCGATCACCGAGGCGTCCGTGGTGACGTTGAGGGTGCAGGTGACGTTCGCGGGGATCTCGACGTCGAAGGTGCGGCCGACGTGCACGAAGCGGCCGCCGGGGAAGTACGAGCCGTTCTCCGCGCCCGCGCTCGAGGGGCTGGCGGAGTGCGTCTGCCCGTTCGACGTCACGACGACGCCGGCTCCGGTCCAGGACAGTGCCGGCGTCACGTAGCCCTCGGTGCCGCCGAAGCCGCCGGTGCCGTCGACACGGATGACGACGCGGCGTGCGTACGGCTTCGCGGCGAACGACCGGGACGCGGCCGTGCCGCCACCACCGACCGCGTTCTGGAAGTAACCGGCCTTCGCCGAGCGAAGCGCCCCGGGGACGCCCACGGTGACCCATGCGGCGCCCGTGTAGAAGAGCAGCAGGCCGGTGTCGGTGTCGGACCAGAGGAGGCCCTTCCACTTCTCGACGGTGGCGAGGTTCTGGCGCTCGAGCGCAGTGCCCTCGCGGTGGTTGCCGACGAGGGCGGCGTACTTCGCGATCTCTGTGAGGTCGGCCGCGTCGGCCGGGGCGCCGCCGCCGGCGTACTCCGGTTCGTTCTTCGGGCCCATGCTGTTTGAGGCCATGGCGGCAGCTCCTTCAGTAGATCGAGGTGATGCGGAGGGCCCCGGACTGAGGGTCCTCCGTGAGCGAGCGGAACTTGTTGAAGCCGCCGTGGTTGAGGCCGATGCCGCCGACGTTCGCGGCGAGCCACTGCCCGAACGCGACCGGCAGCTCGAGCCAGATGCCCGACGACACCTGGCGGGCCGTCGAATTCGACAGAGACGGCGCCCCGGGCGGCTGCGAGGGGTGAGGGTGCGTCGCGAAGACCGGGGCATCGCCGAACACCTGCGCGAGGGTGCAGTAGATCTCGATCCGCTGCACCTGCGCGGCCCGCAGGGTGTCGACGATCTTCGTGCCGTAGAACCAGGCGCCGAGGGTCGACGCTGAGGCCCACACCTGACGCTGCTTCCAGTTGCCGCCGCCGAACGTGCCCGCATCGAGCGCGAGGAACGTGTCGACGTGCTGCGTCGGACCGGCGGTCTGCGCGGGTGGCGGCTCGACGACGGGCGGCGGTGACGACAGGACGTTCATCACGGTCGCGCCGCCCTGCCAGTAGAGCGTGACGATGCTGCCCGGGACGAGCTCGATGCCTTCCGCGATCGTCGCCGAGACGTCGCCGATGTCAGTGCCGACGATCGCGCGGCCGTCGACGACGTCGAGCACCTCGCCCTGGCCGGGCTTCGACAGCGCCGACCCAATGAAGTAGAACCGGCCGTTGATCGCGACGATCCAGACCGGCTCGTTGACCTCAGGCCGGTAGGCCGTCATCGCGCGCGCGTCGATCCGCTCGGGCCCGATGTCGAACTGCATCCGGTCCCGCGCGAACGACACGAACGTCGCCAGGTAGGTGTTCACCGTGGCCTTGCCGTCGAGGAGGCCCTGGACGACCGCGACTTCGTCCATCAGGCGACCTCCATCGTCAGCGTCTGCGTCGCGGTGTCGTCGCGGTCGATCTTCTTGATCCGACCCGTGAACGTCTCGGCCGGGTCGTCACGCTCGACCACGACGACGTCGCCGACCTCGCGGAGCGGGTTGAACTTCTCGACGACGGGGACCTCGACCGCGCGGAGACTCGAGACGCGCGGGGCGAGCTGCTGCGCGTACGCCTCTGCCTGCTCGACGGTGGTGATCTTGTCCGAGCTGTAGAAGTACGTCGCCCGGCCGAATGGCGACACCGTGCCGTCAGCGTTCGAGGCGCGCAGCGGGCCCTCGGTGAGCTCGACGACGGCGAGGATGACGCGCTGGTCGGTCGATGCGGACCGGATCGCTACCCGGTTGTAGACGCGCTCCGCCGACATGGAGCGGCCGACGTTGACGAGGGTGCCGCCGTCGCCGCGTCGGAGCCTGTCGACGGGGGCCGGCCAGACGTTCGGCCGCTGCCCCAGCGACCCGTCGGGCAGCGGGTGCGGCACCGCGTCGAGGACGTCGGCGAGGTCGTAGACGGCCTCGAGGCGGTCCTCCTCGTACGCGACCCCGGACGGGATCGGCCGGTCGTCGACCTGCCGGGTGATCTGCAAGCCCGTGAGCCGGCCGATCTCCGTCAGCACCGACTCCTGCTGGGGAGGCGAGCTCGGGAGGTCGAAGCGGTCCCGCTGCACGCGCACGAGGCGGTCCTGCAGGGCGAGCTTCACGGTCGAGCCGACGACGATGCGTCGGCCCTGGAACACCGCGGACGCCTCGTAGCTGTCGGACGGTTCCGTGATCCGGTACCAGCCCATCGGGATGCGCTCGACGAACGGGCCCGCCTGGACGAGGACGTAGACCGCGAGCTCCGCGCCGAACGGTGCGAGGTAGTCCGCGGCCGTCTTCGGGACGATCGTCTCGGCGAAGTTGCCGGAGTAGGTGACCGTGACCGTCCCGGTCTGCTGCACCTGCGCGTCCCCGTCGTCCGTGAACGACGGGGAGGAGATCGGCAGGTCAGCGAGGCGGCGCACGCCGTCGTAGTACAGGTCAGCTACCCAGCGCCGGTGGAACGAGTGCGTGAGCACCTGACGGCACTGCTCGGTGTGGATCCGCATCAGCCGGCCAGCCCTGCGAGCGAGTAGTCGCGGTCGCGGTCGAGGCGGGTGAGGTACGCGGCTGCACGCGCCTCTCTCGTCGGGTAGGCGGCGTCGATGTCGTCCCTGGACAGGATCGCGGTCACGAGGCCGGGAGCGGGCGGCTGGGCCTCGTCGGAGACGAACTGGAACCGGACGGCGGTGCCACCGTTCGCGACGTCGACGTCGAGCTCGTGCAGCTCGGGGACGGTGCCGAAGAAGACCCTCGGGATGCGCATGGGGGGCGGCGTGCGGATGCAGAGCACGGCGACGTTCGAGAGGCCGTACCCGCCGAGCATCGCCTGGAACGTGTTCGCCTCCTCCTGCGTGGCAGTCATCAGGTCGAACGTCAGGCCCTCGATGCCGCGGCGGGTCTGTCCGACCCATGTGCCGACGGACGCGCCCTCGGTGTAGACGAGCTCGCCCGGGGTGCTGCGGGTGACGTCCTCGGCGGTGGCCTGCAGGCGGATCGGCCACACGGCCAGCTCCGGGTTCAGCGGCTGGTGCACGCACGTCGACGTCACGTCGAGGAACGTGTCCGCGGAGCCGGTGAAGCCGAGCGATGCGGTGCCCGCCTGGTCGGCGAACATCTCCGCGCGGTACGTGATCGGGACACCGAAGGGCGCCTCGAAGTCGACGACGGTGACACCTCCGACGGCGTAGACGCGTACGCCGCCTCGGACCAGCATCGAGCGGCCCTCGGCGAGGCGGTAGATGTCGACGTACACCGCGTCGGGCAGGATCTCCGTCACCGTGACCTCGACCCGTTCCACCGGGGCCCGATCGAGGCGGGGCACCAGCTCGACGTTCGTGAACACCGACGCGGCGTTGCCCCCGTCGAGGGTGCTGTCGAAGACCGATGCCGCGTTGCCGCCGTCGATCACCTGCATGAGGACTCCCTTAGGTCGAATGCCGAAGGGGCGGTGACCGGGCGTACCCGGTCACCGCCGTTACTGCTTGCCCCGCTGGCGGCCGGTCGACAGGCCCAGCGCCTTCGACTGCGACGCGGAGGCCACCTCGTCGCGGGCGACGACCCGGGTCAGCGCGAGGATGCTGCCGTCCTGGTCGACGAGGGCGATGCGGTCGGGCAGCCCACCCGCCGGCGCAGCGACCACGGGGGCCTGCAGCGCGCGGAGGGACGCGGCGGACGCGCCCCTCGGGAGGAACGCCGACGCGCCCGTGGCGGTGAAGCCGATCGCTGCGCTGAGGTCCACCTGTCGCTCGTCGAGGTCGCCGAACGCGGCGTCGAGGATCGCCGAGCCGGACTTCTTGACTCGGGTCCACCCGGCGCCGGAGAACGGCCCCCGGTCGGCGGGCGAGTTCGGGAATAAGCCCTTCGCGAAGTCGAGGACCCCGCCGACGGCGTCGCCGACCTTGCCGACCATGGCCTTGATGCCGTCGATGAAGCCCTGGATCAGGGCCCTGCCGGAGGCGGCCAGGGTGGAGCCGAGGTTGCCGAGGGCGTCAGCTGCCTTCCCAGGCAGCTCGGCGACGAACCGGATCGCGGTCTGCACCCCGGTCGACACGGCACCGCTGACGGCGGACCAGGCCCCGGACACGATGCTCGTCAGCCCGTTCCACGCGGCCGAGAAGACGGCCTTGATGCCGTTCAGGGCGGTCGAGATGACCGACCCGACGATCGCGAGGGCGCCTGTCACGACCGACTGGATCAGGTTCCACGCCCCGGACACGATGTTGCCGAGCCCGGCCCAGACCTGGGACCAGTTCCCTGTGATGACACCGGTGACGACCTGGATGATGCCCTGCACGATCTGCAGCGCGGCCGTGATGATGTCGACGATCACGCCGAACACGGTCGTCACGACTGGCAGGAGGGCCGAGATGACGGGCACCAGGACGCCGATGATGGTCGTGATGAGGGGTGTGATCGCTGAGATGATCGCCCCGAAGAGCGGCACGACCGCGGAGAGGACCGGCGCAAGGGCACCGATCAGCTGCACCACCAGGGGCGCGATCGCCGTCACGAGGCTCAGGATCACGGGCACCAGGGGCAGGACCGCGGTGAGGACCGAGGCGATCAGGCCGGCGACCATGCCGAGCACCGGTGAGAGCGCTGCGAGGGTCGTCGTCAGGACGCTGCCGACGGTCGCGGCGAGCAGGCCGAGCTGCGGGGCGAGCGTCGTCAGGGCCCCCGCGAGCACACCACCGAGGGTCGTAGCGACCTGCAGGATCACGGGCAGGATGCTGACCAGCGTCGACGTGAGGGTCGACGACAGGACGGTGACCACCGGGGCGAGGGCCGTCAGGAGCGACTGCAGCACGGTGGTCAGGGCCCCGCCGAGGGTCGTCGCGAGCTGCGTGAACGCCCCGAGGAGCGTCGGCAGTAGCGGCTGGATCACCCCGAAGATCAGGGCAAGCGGCGAGAACGCCTGCCAGACCTGCAGGACCGAGGTCACCAGCGGCCCCAGCGCCGTCCCGAGGGATGCCAGGAGCGGTCCGATGGAGCTGCCGACCGAGGCGAGCACGGGCCCGAGAGCGGCACCGACGGACGAGAGCAGCGGCCCGACGACGGCGAGACCGGCGGTCAAGCCCTCGGAGATGACGGGGGCGAGCTCGCGCGCCTTCGTGGCTACCTCGGCCATGGCTCCTCCGGCGAGGTTGAACACGGCGGTGGACAGCGGCTCGAGGGCGGACAGGGCGTTGTTCTTGACGAGGGTCCACGACTCGGCGAAGTCGGCGGTCTCGGCCGCGACACCGAGGATGGTGTCGCCAGAGAGTCCCGCAGCGCCCACCAGGTCGTCGAGGGCGAGGGTGCCGGACTGGATCGCGCCGACCAGCTGGCTGGCGCCCTTCGTGCCGAAGACCTTCCCGGCGAGGTCGATCGCGGACGCGGTGTCGCCTGCGCTGATGAAGCCCTCGAGCTGGGTGATGACACCCTCGAAGGCGGCCTGCGGCTCCTGCCCATCCTTCGCCAGGGTGACGAGGGACTTCGACAGCGAGCCCATGATCGCGCCGGTGTTCAGACCGGCCTTGTCGAGGGAACCGGCCAGCGCTGCAGTCTCGGAGAACGAGAACCCGAGGTTCTGCACCGCGGGGGCGTTCTTCTGGACGGACGCCGCGAGCTCGTTCATGCCGACGCCGGTCGCCTGCGACACCTGGAACAGCTCGTCGAGGGCACCGGATACGGCGTCGCCCTCGATGCCGAAGGCGGAGAACGCGGCGGTGGTCGACTGGATGTCGACCTCGGTGCCGAGGATGCGGCCCGCCTCGAGGTACTGCGAGGCGACGGTCGTCAGGGAGTCGCCCGAGAGGCCCAGGCGGGTGTTCAGGTCGGCGACCGCGGTGCCGGCGTCCTCGAAGCTGGCGGGGACCGACGTCGCGACGTCCTTCGCGACGTCGGACAGCCCCTGCAGCGCTTCACCCTGGGCGCCGGTGCCGACGCGGATCGTGTCGGTGACGTCGTCGAAGATGCTGCCGACCTTGTAGAGGCCGACGAACGACCCGACGAGGGCGGCGCCGATCGCCGCGACGGGGAGCGCCGCGATGAGACCCGCGCCGAGGGTCGCGCCCGCAGCGCCACCAGCGGCGGTGCCTGCGGCGGACGCGTCGGGGACGAGCGAACGGGCGATCTCGCCCTGCGCGCCGCGCATCGAGGGGACGAGGGAGATGTAGGCGGTGGCCAGCTCAGTAGCCATGCGGCCACCGCCTTTCTCATCGACGGGGCGACCACCCCAGGAATGCGTCGAGCTCGTCGAGCTCCATGACGGTGGTGCCGCCGACCTTTTTGTCGGCGCCGGGGCGCTTCATCGGCTTCGGCCGGGAACCCTTGCCGCCGCTGCGCTGCCAGTTGCCGCCTGCGATGAGGTCGACGAGCAGGTACAGCAGCTGCGTGTCGAGCTGCGCTGCCTGCGCGACGTCGTTCCCGAGCGCAGCCCGGGCGTAGGCGGACGTCGTCGGCGACCAGAGCATGAGCGCGCGCAGGTCCAGCCACGAGAAGCCGGGCGATCCCAGGTCATCGAGGGATCGCCCGGCCATGAAGAGGTCGTAGCGGAGGGCCTCCTCGTGTTCGTCTAGGACGTGGAGGAGGCCGAGGATTCCCCCACGGTCAGGCCCGACGCCTCCGCCCAGGCGCCGTAGAACGCCTCGATCTGGTCGAGGCCCTCGAAGTGGTCGACGAGGCCGGGGTGGTAGTGCTCGAGCAGCGCGTAGACGCGGTCGATGCGGTTCGAGGTGGCGTCCATCTGCCGCATGAGCGACGGGCGCATGAACTGCAGCTTCGGGACCTTGTAGGTCTTGCGGTCGCCGGGCATCTTGAACGACCACTGGTTCTGGTCGATGGACGCCTTCGACGGGGGAACTTCGAACGTCACGGTGGGACTCCTTCGTGGGTGGGACTCCGGTGAGGGGTGACAGCGGGCCGGGAGGAGTCCCGTCGCCCCGGCCCGCTGATCGGGTGCGCCTACTTGCTGGGGGCCGGCGCGGTCTCGGTCGTCAGCGACGCGATGTTCGCGGTCGTGACGAGGGGGGTCTTCTTGCCGTCGTCGGTGAGCTCGTAGATGAGCACGCCGTCCTCGTCGGGGTAGGCCGAGAGGGTGACGTCGCGCACGGCACCGTCGCTGTTCGAGTACGGGGTGTCGCCCGTCTCGGTGATCTGCCCGTCGGGGACGTTCACCTTCAGGTGCGCGTCGCCGTCGGCCATGTCGAAGCACCACGCGAGGTGCGGCGCCTCCTGGCCGGAGACCTTGACGACCATCTGCTCGCCGTGCTCGGCCGTGGCCGCGGTGACCTTCACCGCGTTCTCGCCGTAGATCGCGCGAGCGCCGACGGGGTTGAGGTACTCGAGGAACTGGAACGCGAGCGTGACGGCGAAGCCCGTCGTCGACCGCTTGACGGTGAGGCCGCCCCACTCCTTCAGCTCGTTCGTGTCGCGCGACTCGCTCTTCGTGACACCGTCCTCGCTGATGTAGCCGGCGCGGATGAGCGCCGGGTCGAGCTCGGACACGGCCGTCTCGGGCAGCGGCGTGCCGAGGGGACCGCAGGCGACACCGCCGGCGGCGACCGGCTTGCCGTTGATGACGCGGGATGCGTTGTTCATGGTGGGGGCCCCTTTCCGGGCAGCGTGAACGACCGCCCGGGGCGGCCATGGTGTGGGGAGGGAGCTACGCGACGACGCCGCGGAGCGACACCGCGTACGTGGCGGTGGATCGTGCCTGGTCCGTCGTCGGATCGGGCAGGTCTTGAGGGAGGGCGAAGACCTCTACGCCGGCGCAGGGCGTGCCGCCCATGCGGAGGTTCCGGCCCGCGGCGAGAAGGATCGCGTGCGTGACGTTCGCGAGCTGCGCGGCGTCGCCCGGGGTGTCGGCGTACGACTCGACAGCGATCGTCGGTGTGACGTGCGCGACCGTGCCCTGGACGCCGCCCACGGCCCGCAGGCGGACGAACTGGCGCGGGCGCTGCGCGGGGACGCTCCCGCCCGCCCGAACCCTCTCGTAGCCGCTGACAGACGGGAACGCGGCGTTCAGCTCGGCGGCGACGACGTCGACCGGATCCGGCGGGACGATCAGCTCGGCGCTCACCGGCCAGCGTCCAACGCGCTAAGGAGGGTCCGATCGTTCGCCTCCGCCCGCATGGCCTCGAACGAGGCCGTGCGGATAGATGCGCGAGCGCGGGTCGCGCCGACACGCACCTCGACCTCGTAGTCAGGCTCGCCCCCGGCCGCCGCGGCGATGCGGTCCGCCCGGGCGCCGAGCTCGTTCTGGACCTCCGGCGACTTCAGGATCTCCTGAATCGCACCGGGGGTGATCTCGATGCGGACGCTGCCAGCCATCAGCCCTCCCAGCGCTTCGTAGTCAGTCGCGTCGACTCGAGGACGCCAGTCGGTGACGGGAGCCGCAGAGGCTGGCCGACGACCTCGTGCTCGATGCCGTCGATGCGGACGTGATCGGTCGCGAAGATGTCGGCGCCGGCGGGCGCGTCGACCGTGTAGCCGGTCAGGACGGCCGTGCGGGCGTCCAGGTTCTCGGCCGAGGACGTCGGCTCGTACCAGCAGCGATCGATGTCGCGCTCGAGGGGCGCGGCCGCGTAGTCGATGACTGCGACGCCGCGATCCATCCTGAGCGGGTAGCGGAGACGCGTGATCGTGAGCCGCGCGAAGGAGGCCCTCACAGGTGCCACCCCAGCCGGTACGGCGCGAGGGCATCCTGCTCGTGCTGCATGAGCACCGTGCCACCCGCCACACCGGCCGCCGTCGTCGCCCAGACGATCGACGACGCGAGCGACTGCTCGCGGACGATGCCGAGCGGAGACCCGAGGGCCCGTGCCGCGACCTGCAGCGTGAGGTCCTTGATCGTGGCCGGCACGGCGTCGAGGCCGTGCCGGTACGCGATGACGAGGCCGCGGCGGCGCGTCGACCAGCGGGGGCCGAACACCTGCCCGGTGTCCTCGTCGAAGTCGAGCGCCCCCGCGTCGAGCACGGTGCCGTCGTTGACGACGGACACGAGCTCCGTGAGCTTCCTCGTGGGGAGGAACACGGTGTCGCGGCCGCCGGCGTACTGCACCTGATCGACGACGGGGGCGATGTGCCAGCCGCAGTGTTCGCGGATGACGAGGGAGGCCGCGGCGAGAGCCTCGTCGAGGAACGGGCGCGTCTGAGGGATGATCCCCTCGGTGCGTGCCTCCATGTCCTCGGGCTTCGCGAACGAGTCGAGCTCTGCCACGGTGGCCTCCTACTTCGTGTCGGCCGCGCGGGCCTTGTTCCGCGGCGGTGTCTGCTGCTTCACCTGCGCGTCGTGCTGCGCCTCGAGCGCGGCGAGGTCCGCCGCGAGGGCGTCGTCGACGAGGACGGCGCCCTTCGGCACCTGGTCGGTGTCGAACTGGTACGTGCCACCGTTGTGGCGGTACTCCTTGAGCCCCATGGGGACTCCCTTCGATCAGGGGTGGAGGCGGGGCCAGCCCGAAGGCCAGCCCCGCCCGAGGATCACGCCGGGGCGACCGACGAGAAGGTGACCTTCGCGAAGCCGGCGGGGCGGCGCACGGCGAGAGCGAGACGCTCCTCCGCACGGATCGTCACGCGGTTGTACTCGAAGTCGTCGACGTCCGAGTTCGTCGTCTCGACGCGCACGCCGCCCTTGCGGATGACGGACGCGGCCTGGCCGTAGGCGCCGACGAGCGCGGTGCCGGCAGCGATCGCCGGAGTCACGACGGTGCGGAGGCCCCAGACGGGCGGCTGCTGCACGATGCCGCCCTGGCCGTACTCGCCAGCGAAGAAGCCGCCGCCGAAGTACTGCCCGTTCCCGTCCTTCGACAGGCGCAGGGTCTGGTAGTCGGCCGGGTTGATGACCAGGCCGTCCGCCTCGATGCCGCCGTTCAGGCTCACCGCGGTGATCGCGCGGAACACGGCGTCCGCGTTGTCGGTCCGGTTCGCCGACGCGACGACCTGCACGCCCGAGCGGTTCAGCAGGCCGCGGATGTTGCCACCCGTGCCCGTGCCCGACAGCAGCTGGTTCTCCTCGTTCAGACCGAGCTCGTACAGCAGCCGGTTGTTGATCGCGGAGACGAGCCACGGCACGTCCTCGAGGATCTCGTCGGACTCCTTCAGGAAGCCGGCGATCTTCGCGAGAGCCTCGGTGACCGGGGTCGGGTCACCGAAGTGCAGCTGCGGCTTCTTGCCGAGCTCGGCGACGTTGGCGAAGCCGCCCTCGATGAGCGCGCCCTCGACGAAGTACGTCAGCGCGTTGCCGCTGATCGTCTCCGAGCCGAGGAGGTCCGCGACCGTGAGGCGACGACGGACACCGGTGACGATGTTCGTGTCGATCGTGGTCAGCGCCGGGGCGACGACCGTCGGGATGGACTGCGCGTCCGTGGCGGCCTTGAACTCCGGTGCGGACACCGAGAAGCCCTTCTGGCCACGCGCGACGCGCAGGGTGTCACCGACGGCCTTGGCGAAGTGCTCGCCCAGGGTGCGGGCGGGAGCCTTCTCCTGGGGGTCCTCGTCGACGGCGGTGACCGTGCTGAAGCCCTTGAGGGCGTCCTGACGCTCGACCTTCGCGACGAGGTTGGTGACGAGGTCGGACTTCGTGCGCGCCTCGGCGAGCTCGTCGTCGGTGACCTCGTGGCCGTCGGCCTTGAGCTTGGCGATGAACTCGCTCGCGTCCTTGCGGGCCGCGGCGAGCTGTTCCTTGAGACCCATGCGGGTTCCTTCCTAGATGAGGGACAGTTCGATGGATCGCAGCTCCGCGGTCGAGCGCCGCAGCTCCTCGGACTTGGCTCTCGCGAGCTCCTCGTCCTTGGCCTTGGCGTCGCTGGCCTTGCTGTCGTCATCGCTTCCGAGGGCCGCCGTGATGACGGCCCCGATTGCCTCCTGCGCGGCGCGCAGGGAGTCGATGTGCTTGGACGCGAGCACGCGTCCTTCCTTCACGTCGGCGGTCAGCTGGTCAGTGACCGCCTTGACCGCCACGACGCTGGTGTCCTGGTTCGCGCCGATCGGCACGAACGAGAACTCGTAGACCTTCAGGCGTCGCAGCTCGTTCGCCGTCTCCCCGTCACCGAGGTCGACGACACCCTCCTCGAGCACGTCGAACGCGAAGGACAGCTGGTTCAGGCGGCCACCCTTGACGAGGCGGTACACCTGCGGGCCCTTCGGGGAGTCGAGGTCGAACTCGCCCTTCACCCACCAGCCGTGCTCGTCCTCGCCCATGTCGAGGGCGCCGGCGACGTAGAAGTCGGGGTCGTCGAGCCGGTGCCCGAAGAGGCCCGGCAGCGTGTTGCCCGAGTCCTTCCACTCCGCGATCGTGTCGAGGAACGCACCCGGGGCGACGACGTCGCCGTACGAGTCCGGCGTCCGCGTGAACGTCGACGGGTAGACGAGGAACTCGCCCTCCTTCAGCCCGTCCGCCGGCCCTGCCTTCATGCGCAGGACCGGCGTGGTCGTCTTGATCTTCGTGGTCATGCCGACTCCTTCAGCTGGACTCTCCGCAGCCGGGCGGCGTCTCGTCGGCATGGCCGGCAGGTGCGTCGCCCTCGGTAGAGGTAGGTGGTGCTCTCGTTGAACTGATGGCCGCGGAGGCAGTGCGTCAGGGCCGACTCGGCGGCGTTCAGGGTCTCGCCACGCTGCAGGTTCACAGCCTGCGGAACAGCCTCGAGATGGCTCGGGCGCACGCAACGTCTGTTGCGGCACAGGTGGTCGATGACGAGGCCCTCGGGGATGGCGCCGTGGTGGAGCTCGTAGGAGTACCGGTGAGCGAGCGTCGTCCCGGGGGCGTGGAACTGGCCGTATCCGTTGCGGAGGAGACTCGCCTGCCAGTTCCAGCACCCCTCCCCCATGTCGACCTTGGGCCAGAACCGCCGTTCAGCGTCCTTCACGAGACCGTCACCTCCACTACACACGTGCACCCCGCGATGTCATCGACGTCGAGCGCGCTGGCGTCGCCCGGCCACTTGGCCCCGTTCGAGAAGTCGGCATCCGCCGCAACGGTCTCTCCATCCATTGCGGAATGGGCGGCTCGCGGATTGGACGAAGTCACGCGCCACGTCTTCGTCGCCTGGCCCGGCGCGACCTGCTTCACGGACTCGACGGCCGCGAACGCTGCCAGCCCCGTCGCCAGGGTCTGTCCCGCCTCTGCAGAGCGTGCGTCCTCGGACACGTCGAACACGTTCCGCAGTGCGTCCTGCGGCTCGTCGGCGTCGAGCGCGGCGTCGAGCTGCGCCTTCGTCGCCCGGTTCACCCCGCGCGCCGTCGACGCCGCCACGGCGGCGAGGTACGCGCGCGTGCGCTCCGTGTCGTAGGCGTCGGGATCCAGTCCCGCGCTGCGCAGCGTGCGCCGCCCCACGGTCCTGGTGAGGGCCGTGGAGTTGCCGAGCAGATCGTCGGCCAGCTCCTCGTTCCATCGGTCCTCGTCCCACCACTCAGGGGCCTTCGCGCCGAGGGCGGAGAGGACGACCCGCCGCTGCCGCTTGAAGAACGCCGAGAACGTCTCGCCGAGGTCGGCGACGTGCTCCTCGTCCGGGGGCTGCTCGTCGGCCTTCACGCGCACGGTCTGCGGTGCACGCCGCTGCACCAGCTCGGCCAGGGCCGCGAGGGTGCCGATCGGGGTGCCGCCGTCCTGCGGGGACGCCTGACCGCCGATGAGGACGTTCAGCGGCGTCACCAGCTCGTCGCCGCCCTCGATCGCCGGGAGGTTGTTCCGCGACCGGGCCTCGTTCCGTGTCATCCACGGGGACCCGGTCGACGTCGACAGGACCGCCGCCTGCTCCTCGAAGGAGCCCTGCAGCTTCTCGCCGATGTTGAACTCGACGTAGACCCCGTCGTCGTCCGTCAGCTGCGGCACCAGGAACGCGTTCAGCCGGTCCTCGATCTGCGCGATCAGGGGGCCGAGCGTCTCGGTGTAGAGCATGCGACGGAACTCGCGGACGTTCGCGAAGTTCGCGTTGTCGAGCTGCCCGATCATCGTCGGGTTCACGTGGTAGACCGAGGCGACCGTCGAGATGGCGAGCTTCGCAGACTCGATGTACTCCTCTTCGCGGGCCGTGAAGCCCACGCGCTTCATCTCGATGCCGTCCTCGAGCAGCGGCGTCCCACCGGCCTTCGCGCCCGACGCCACGTACTGCGCGAACGAGTCGCGGAACCGGTTCCGCGCGGCCGCATCCCAGGCGGGCGCCGTCGCGGGACGGGTCAGGTACGTGCCAACACGGCCGCCGCGCTTCCACATCTGCAGGCGGAACTCCTGCGCGCTGATCTGCTCGGCGAGGGTCTGCTTCAGGGCGTCGATCGGCGGGGTGCCTGTCGTCGTCGAGAGCGGCGACCACCCGGTGAACGCGATCATCGCGGCTGCCGGCACCTCGAAGCGGGCCTCGCCGGGAGGAGCGATGATCCACTTCTCGGGGCCCCAGAAGTCGCCGCCGGACTTGCCGATGACCCACGGTGCGGGGACCGAGCGGATCGACCAGCCCGAGGGCGCGTCGTCGTCAGGGCCGAGAGCCCAGAAGGCACGGTCGTACAGGTCGAGCATGGCGACGAGGTCGTAGACCAGCTCGTACGTCGTCTGGTGCGCGTTCGGCCGGCGGAGCAGCTGAGCCACCGGGTTGTCCCGGACTCGCTCGCGGCTCTCGCCGTCGCGCTGGAATGTGTGCAGACCGAGCTGCGCGACGTTCCGGGCCCGGAACGACACGACAGACCGCAGCGCCGGCTGCGTCCGCCACATGTCCTCGGGGGTCCGGTTCAGCACCGAGCTCGTCAGCTGGTTCACGTACTCGATCGGCACGTTCGGGCGGATCTCGTTCGTCACGCCGCGGATGAAGTCCAGCAGTCCCACGGCGCCTCCCAGCGTTCTAGAACACGAGCACGCTCGCGTCCTCGTCGTCGTACGCGGAGCCGCGCGGCTCCGGGTTGGTGTTCAGCAGCCACAGCGCACCGAGCGCAGCGACCAGCGGGGCGGCGTCCTCGGGCGACTTCTGCCGGTCGATCGCCCACCCGTCGCCGAGGGGCTTCACGAACGCGGACGTCGCGGCGATGTCGAGGACCGGCTGCGTGCCGTGCGTGAACACGACGCGGCGCGCCTCAGGGTCGGGGTCGACGGCCTGGCGGATCAGGTCGAACATGACGCCCGACGCTCGCGAGAGGTCAGGGCCGCCCCACTCGGTGATTCCGATGCCGGCCTTCTCGAAGTCGGGGAGCAGCGACCCGACCGGAGCACCGCGGCCCTGGAGGGTCACGAAGTCGGGCTCGATCTTCCGCTGCGGGGACATGAGCCACGGGATGACCCACTCGGTGCCGGCGCGCGACGCGGCGATCTCGACGCGAGCCCGGCCCTCCACGTCGTAGAACGCCAGCGCGATGTGCGTCATCTGCCGGTTCCACGACGTGTCGATGCAGTACGTCGCCAGCCGCTCGGTGTCGCGCACGACGCGCTCCACCCTGGTGGCCTCCCAGCCGCCCGTGGGGAACGGTCCGCTGCCGGTGCTTGTCACGAACTGGCACAGCACCTCGGTGCGGAACTCCTGCTCGGGGTCCTCAGCGGCCGACGCGGCGATCGCACGCTCGTCGAGCTGCGTGTGCCCCATCGACGGGTTGCTCTCGACCCAACCGTCGCGGTCCCAGACGCCGCGCGGCTTGCCGTCGACCTCGCCGGCGGACCACTCGAACAGGCCGATCGACCCGGAGTGGATCTCGTCGTCGGGGACGCCCTCGAGGGGCTCGCCCGTGATCGCCGCGAGGGCGACCTTCCGCAGGTGCCGGAGCACCACGGACTGGTTGTCGCCAGCGTTCGAGACCCCCCACACCTGAGCGCGACGCCGCGCGAGCGTCGTCTTCGCCGTCGCCGACCACGCCTTGAAGTCCTGGTGCTCGCGGAGCTCGTCGAAGATGACGAAGTCACCCCGGAACCCGCGGCCGCCGCGACGGTTCGCCGACGCGATCTTGAACTGCTCGCCGCCGTCGAGGAGCAGGAGCTGCGAGCCCTTGCCCTCGTGCTTCTTGTCGATCTCGTCGGCGAGCTCGGGGATCGCCTCAGCGACGTCGACAGCCTCCTGCCACGCCATGCGAGCGTGCTCGAGCGACGCGTGGGTCTCGAGGACCATGCGGGCGCCGTCCTGGAACAGCCGCCACAGGATCAGCACCGTCAGCACGGTGCTCTTCCCGTTCTGCCGCGCCACGAGCAGCAGCACCGTCCGGAACCGCGGGACGAGGTCCTCGCCGGGCAGCAGCTCGAGCGTGTGGATCAGGAGCCACCGCTGCCACTCCAACAGCCGCGGCATCAGCCCCAGGTAGTCGAGGTCGTCGCCGGCGGCCCGGTTCGCATCGAGCTCCTCGAGGCGATCGCGAACCCAGTCCGCGAACTCGATGACCTCGAAGCCGAGAGACGTCTCCGGGGTCAGCTCCCGCAGCGGACGAGTCCACAGGCGAGGCATGACCGACCCGAAGCGCCTACCTCGTGCGTCGGCGCGGTGCGGGACGCTCGAACTGCGAGACGTTGCCGGTCGTGCCGGTGGCCGCAGCGTGTCCGTCATCGCTGCCGCCCTTCTCCTCGAGGATGCGGCGGGACCGCAGCTCGCGCTGCAGCCGCACCGACGGGGTCGCCCCCAGGTCGTTCAGCACCCGCGACAGCGCACGGTGCGCCGCACGAGCCGCCGCACGCTCACCAGCCGCGTTCGACGCGTCTACGTCGTCCGCGAGCTGCCGGGCCTGCTCCTTCGACGCCTCGTCCGACAGCGTCAGCCACCGCGCGGCCGCGATCGCAGCATCGACGGCCTCACGCATCGGCCGCAGCTCAGGCACGTTCGCCACGTGCGCACCAGCCCCAGCCTTCTCGCCCCGCGCCTCACGCTCCTCAGCACGCTTCCGCCGCATCCGCTCAGCAGCAGCAGCACGACGCTCCTCCGGTGACTGCGGCATCAGAACCTCCTCGTGCTGCGAACGCGAACACGACGTTCGCGTGTGCGCACCCCTCGATGGGGAAGATCACTCCCGGCGAATGGTCCTGGCGTTCTGTGGCTGGCGATGTGACCGCCCCTACCCCTGGTGGGTGGGCTCGATGTCGATTGGTGCTTCGGTTGCGGTGTGCGGTGACCAGGCGATGGAGTACATGCCGTGCTCTGCGCTGTGGTCGCCCTTGTGCTTGCGTCTGAGGTCGCAGCGGATCGTGCCCTCGGGGGCAGTGGCTACTGCTGGGCACCGTCGGTCGCGGAAGGGTCGTGCGTAGGTGCGTGGTCTCGTGTGGTCTTCGGGGACGGTCATGGTCACTTCCCTAGGCGTGAGGTCGGCTGCTTGCCTGATGCGGTGAGGCCGCACGTCTGGCACTAGGGTGGCTTGCCGTCCCGGTGCTGCTTCGGCTGATGGTCGTGGTCAGCCGGTTCCTCGCGGTCGAGTGCATCGGCCGCGTCTCTCAGCGCCTGTGCCAGTGCTGGCTGCACCGGGCCGACCGTGACGCCGGGGCTGCCGTCACCCATGGTCGTGGTCACGGGAACGTCGACCGTGAAGGTGGCTACCTCGTGCCCGTTCATGGTGATGGTGCCTGCGACAGCGGTGGTGCCGATGCTGGCGGCCATGGTCACTCCTCGTCGTTCGGGCGGGCGGGGTGCGAGGTGTGGTCCACCTCGACCTTGTCGGACAGGAGCGTGAGGGTGACCCGGTCCAGGTCGTGCCTTCCGTCGGACAGGTCGACGCTGATGGTCCCTGCCTCGACGTACCAGGGCAGCTCCTGCCCGTCGATGAGGATGCGGTGGTCCTCGATGCGGATCGTGCCCGCAAGCTTCGGTGCCACGGTCAGAACCTGTCGACCTGCTCGACGCTGACCACGTCGACGGTCCAGCCTTCGCGGGCGCACATGGCGACGGTGTCGGTGGTGGCCTGCTCCTCGGTCTCTGCCTCGCGGGAGAACACGTCGGCGTGGTCGCGGGGTTCGTCGGTCCGCTGCACGGTGACCCGCCACTTGAGGACGGGGGGCTGCTTGCTGAGGGGGATGCTCACGGGGACTCCTTCGGGTGCGGGGGGCTACCAGGTCTCGCTGGTGGTGCCGATGGTCGGCATGATCGGGCCGGCGCCCTTCGCCCGGTTGCAGCGGTGGTGTGAGGGCTTCCGGTTGCTTGGCTCGAACTCCAGCTCGGGGTGCGTCTTCACGGGGAGTACGTGCTCGAGCTCGAACGCGTCGGGCTCGTTCGCTGGTGCGTCCCAGTCGATCGTCGCCATGCCGCAGATGCAGCACGGTCGGTTCTCCTGCGACCAGCGGGACTTCTCCTCGTCGCGCATCTCCCGGTGGCGGCGGCCAGCTACACGGGGCATCAGGTGATCCTGATCTGCCCCGACTGGAGGACGGGCACCTCGGGGACTGAGGTGACCCGCACCCAGACGGTGTGCACGCCGACGGGGAGACCGGTGACGAGGATGCCGGTGCGGTCGTCGGTGAGGTCCGCGGGACGCCAGTCGGTGGGTCGCTGGTCCCCGGTGGTGGTGGTGACCTCGACACCCGCGGTGACGAGGGTCCCGTCGACGTGCACGGGGACGAGGACGATCTCGATGGACTCGCGGGGCAGGACGATCATCGGGACTCCCATCGGCGGGTGAGGGTGCTGGTCCGGTGCCGGGGTACCAGGGTGCTGGTGGACCGGCGGGGCCCGAGGGTGGCGGTCACGGTGATGTCGTGCGCTGCATCCTGGGCGCGGGCGCTGAGGGTGCCCGTGCCCGTCAGCACCGCGGTGGCCGAGACGGCCATGGTGGTGTCGGGGGTGAGGAGCCCCAGGGCAGCCAGAGCGGCCGTGCCCTGCACCGTGGGGGTCGCGGCCCCGTCGAGGTCGCCTGCGCCCGTGAGGGGCGCGTCTGTGCGGGTGGTGGGGCGTGCCGTGGCGGCGAGGACACCGAGGCCGAGGAACGCGGCGGTCGTGACCGCGAGGTTCCCCACGGTCGCCGTCAGCGTCCCCGTGCTGGCGAGGGGTGCGCGCTCGGTCACGGTCGGTGTGCCGGTGGCCGTGAGGTCCCCGTCTGCGGCGAGCGGAGCTGCTGCGGTCGTGGCCGGGCTGGTGCGCGCGGTCAGGGTGCCCGTGCCGGTGAGGTCGGCGTCGACCATCCCGCCCGTCGCGGTGTCGACCTCGAGCGCCCCAGTGCCGGTCAACGCGGCGGCCGCGGCCGTCGACGGTGTGCCGGCGGCACTCAGCGTGCCGGTCCCAGTGAGGGCGGCCGTGGTGGTCAGGGTCGGGACGGCGACGGCGGTGAGTGTGCCCGTGCTGCTGAGGGGCGCCGCGGTGGTGACGCTCGTCGTCGGGGTGGCCGTCAGCGTGCCGGCGCCCGTGGTGGTCGCGGCCGACGTCGTGCGCGGGGTCCCCACCGCGGCGAGGTTGCCCTGCGCGGTGGTGGGCGCGAACGTCGTCGTCGACGGCAATCCAGCAGCGGCGAGCGTCCCCGCCCCGGCCAGCGCCGCGGTAGCGGTCACGGGTGCGGGCGTCGGGGTGGTGCCGCCAGCCTGGCGGAACGTCGCGGAGCCGGTCTGCGCGGACTGCGGCGTCGCGCCGGTGACCGTCCACATGTTGCCCGGGGTGAACGTCGACGCCGTGGTGGTCGTCTGCGTCGCCGTGCCGAGGGTGTTCGCGGCCGTGGCGGGGAAGAGGTCGGAGGCGCTGCCGCCCGTCCACATCATCCCGATCGTCGCGGGCCCCGTGTCGAGGCGCATCGCGGTTGCCGAGTAGGTCCACGAGTTCGCGGGCGCCGTGACCGAGGGGCTGTCGACGGTGCCCATCATCGTCTGCGCGGTCGTGCTGTTCAGGCCCGTGGCGGACACGAACGGGTTGGTCGCGTCGAGGCCCGACCACTCCTCGACGACGTACCGGTACGAGGACGACGTGAGGGTCGCGACCGGGGCCGCGTCCCCGCCCGTGGCGAGGCGGTAGAAGACCCAGAGCCCGCACCAGCGGTTCGCGGCCGACGCCTTCACCGGGGCGCCGCCGACGGCTAGGGCCCACCCGGACGGCGTCGACACGGTCGGGCCCGTCGCGGCGGTGCCGTAGGCCATGATCGCGAGGATCAGGAGGTTCCCCGCGGTGGGGGCTTGGCCGTAGGTGACGGCGGTCGTGGTGCCGGAGGAGCCGGCCGTGCGCTGTGCGACGAGTGCAACTGCCACGGCGGCCCCTCCCGGTTACGACTGGGTGAAGGTGAAGGCGACCGTCATCTGCCCCTGCGTCGAGAACGACTGCGAGGTGACGGCGATCCCGTCGAGGTAGTTGCCGTTCGTCAGCGCGGAGTGCACGCCGGCGCCCGCGACCGTGGACCCGGCGGGGACGTCGAACGTGGCGGACGCCGTCGTGGCGCCGTTCGCCGCGGTGCCCCACGTCAGGGGCTTGCGTGCGTAGGCCGGGGAGCCGCCGGAGAGCTCGGTGCCGGGGTTCGCGCCGGGCACCGTGGCGTAGAGGGCGCCGAAGAGCGCGAGGGCCGCGTATCGGTCGGCGAGCGAGTTCTTCAGTGCGGTGGTCTGCAGGGCCATGGTCGCGTCCTTCGCGGTCGAGGTGGGGAGGTCCGAGCGGGGCCGCAGGTGCGCCTAGCCGATGAGGGCGGCATCGTGAGCGCTCTTCGGTGGAAACACATCAAGGGCCGTTGACGGCCCCGCTCGAAGTGGCTCGGCGCGCGCTCACCCCGGTTGCGAGGTGTGCGGTGCACGCGTCCGCGGGCCCGGGTGTCAGCCGGGGAGGCGGGAGTACACCGCCGGTGGGCGTGTGTGTGAGTGGCGCGCGCCGAAGACGAGGCGCGGCCGCGCACCACCCGAGGGTGCGCAGCCGCGCTGTGACCCGGTCGCTTCCGACAGCCGGTGGGTCTGACCGTTCCCCGCGCAAGGGCGACAGGGGAGCCGCGAAACGCCGAAACCCCCTCACTGTGGAGGGGGTTTCGGGTGATTGTCCGTGGAGCGGACGGGTTCGCTGGCGCTATCTTAAGCACAAACGGAACAGGCCGTCAACTACGCGGATTCGGTGTGTCGTCAGCGGGCCTGGGCCTGCGTCGCGGTGGGCTTCATGCGCTTCGCCCGCCACAGGGTGAGCAGGTCCTCGGTGTTCACGTACACCGTCCCGTCGGCCGTGTACGTCGGGAGGGAGCCCTCGGCGATGTACCGGTTCAGGGTCTGCTTCGTGATGTCGAGCTCGGACTGCGCCTGCCGCTTCGTCCACCACTCGGAGCGCGGGTCGGCGTGCTCCTCGCGCAGCTCGTGCAGCAGCTCCCGCACGCGGCCCTCGCGGATGAACGCGGCGGCCTGCTCGGTGTGGCCGCAGAACGAGCACACGAGCTCGAACTCGTCGACGGCGGCCTCGCCCGGCCAGGTCGCACCGAACGTGAAGCGGTCGCACACCGGGCAGGGGCGCTCGAGGACGCCGCGCTCGGGGCGGGGTGCTCGCGGGTACTTCGCCCGCAGCTTCCACACCATGTCGGCGACGTCGTCGAGGTAGGCCTGGGCGGAGGCGTGCACGACGATGCGGTCCTGGTGGGTGAGCAGCCACGTCGTGACGAGCTTCACGAGCAGCCCGGCGCCGGCGGGCGTCGTGCCGGCGCGGAACCCGTCGGGCTCGTCCTTCGCGCGCCACTTCACCTGCACGGCGACGGGGGGCTCGGTGGCGAGCTCGCGGGCCCAGTACGACACCCACTCGAGCAGTCGGGCGTAGGCGTCGTCGCTGTCGTCGACGGCGTCAGCGCGGAGCGGCAGGGGGGCGGTCTTCGAGGCGGCGCGGGGCATGCCGTCGGAGGCGCCGCCCATGGCGGGGACGACGAGGGTGCGGACGTAGGCGACCAGGCCGGCGACCTCGAGGAGGCGGCGGCGGGCGCGGGCGGCGGCGAGGTGCAGCAGGTCCTCGTCGGTGGGGGTGGTCAGGGTGTCGAGTTCGCTCATGAGCGGTCCTCCTCGAAGTGGGGGTATCCGCGGGTAGAACGACCTGTAGGTTCGCAATATCTTCGGAGGATGATTCCTGACACGATGTCCGTCGATGCTGCTGTCGGCGCCAGCGCCCTCCTCCCCGTCCTATACCTGGCCTTCACTGTTGCTGTCCATTCGCAGTTCTCCGGCCTTCGCCAGTGGGCACAGATCAGCATCGGGGAGCGTGTACTGACGGGAATCTTCGCCGTGCAGGTCCTGGGGCTTGCCCTGTTCGTGATCTTCCTCGAGTTCTCCCTCCTCCTCGTGGCGAACACGGACGGTGGGTACTCATCGGGAGCTGAGCCCCTATGGAGAACGCTGATCACCTTCTTCGTCATTTTTGCGCTGATGTCGACGTTCAGCACGTTGGTGGGCCCGAAGCGCCCCATCACTCCCTGATCGTCTCGACCTTCGGGATTCAGGGTCGCTTCGCTTGCGAAGGGGCCGTGGTCTCTTGTCACTGATCTAGTCACTGGTCTCTCACTTATAAGCGGCAGGTTCTGCCGGTTCGATGCGCGAGATCTGCCGGTTCCCACCGCGAGATCTGCCGGTGGTCGCGCGAGATCTGCCGGTGGTCGCCATCGGCAGAATCTGCCGGGTCAGCCCTGGTGCTGCTGCCACGCGGGGTCGCGCTCGCGGTACCGCTCTGGCACGTCGAGCACGTACGTGTGCCGGTACCACTTGCCGTCCCGGCGCCGTCGCCGCTTGATGGCGAACGCCGAGGCCGCGGCGAGGGTTTTCACGTGATCCTGGACCGCCCTGACGCTGAGGTGGGTCTTCTCTGCGATCGTTTCGTACGACGGATAGGCGATTCCCTCCTCTGCGTTCTCGTGCTCCGCGATGCAGAGCAGCACAAGCTTCTCCCCCGGCTTCAGGCGCACGCGCACGGGATCGTCGCCCGGCTTCGGTGTCTCCTCTGGTCGCCGCGGGCGCGTCTGCACGTCCCACGCCCAGTTGCGCGCCGAGAGGGTCATGCACGCGGGTCACCTGTCTCGAGTCCCGCCGGCCGCTCGTCCGAGCTCAGGGGCACCCCGAGCCACTCCGCGAGCCCTCGGAGGTGGCCGGGTCGCTCGGCCTCGAACGCCAGAAGTTGGTGGTCGAGGAGTGCGGTCGAGACCTTTGTGTCTACGCGCTCCTCGTTCAGGCGCTGCGCGATGAGGTAGCCGCGGCGGGTGACCTTCTCGAAAAGCTCGAAGTCGGACAAGGGCATGCTGTGGCCGCCGCCGTTGAACGTCGGGCACACGACCCACGGGCCCGTGTCATCGTCCGTGTCGACGACGACTGCCGCCTCCGCGCGCTCGCTCTCAAGGTCAAGGCGCACCTCGAATGCGATGTGGACCATGCTCGACTCGCCCTCGTCAGCGCGGTGGGTCTTGCCGTAGCCGAGGCAACCCTCGCGGGTGCACGGGTAGGGGCGCCCGGTGTTGTTTTCGAAGGGGTCTGAGTTCGTCATCACTTCTCTCCTGCCTGTTCGGCCTTGCACGCCTGCTTGATGAGTTGGGCGCCAAACCTCTTCGCCTGTGCCGCCGTGAGCGCCTTGTAGAGCTCGCGGCCCTGAGCGCGGACGTTGAGGATGACTGCTTCTCCGGCGATCGTGCCGCGCGTCACGCGCACGTCCGGGACCACCTCCGAGAGGTCCACCCCGCGGACGACGTCGGGCATGTGTCGCCGGTACGACTCGGGGTCGACACGGTCGAGCGCAGCGTCGAGGGCGTCACGTAGCGCTCGAACCTCCTGCACGCGGAAGCGGCCCGCCTGCACGAGGCCGCCGTCGATCGTGATGATGGTCGGCTGCACCTCGACCGCGTCGCTATGGACGGCCGTTACGCGCTGCGCGTCGATGAAGATCTTGTGTGTCTCGTCGGCGAACAGCTGGCCCTCATGGGTAACGAAGCGCTCGCCGTCGGTCTCAAAGCTGCTGGTCATCGTCGCCCAGGGGGTGTGCTTGTCGGTCGGGATCGGTAGGGTGCTCATGTTGTGATCGTCTCCTTGTGAGGTGGTCGTGCCCCTGCCAGGTGTTCCCGCACCGGCAGGGGCTTCTTCGTTCTCGTGGTCGGTCATGCTGAGGTCTCAGTGAACTGGCCCTCGATGTAGGCGTCAACGTCCTCCTCTCGCCACATGACGCGGCCGGCGACCTTCGCGGACTTCGGGCCCTTGCCCTCGTAGCGCATGGCGCGAATGGCGGCGGGGGTGCGACGGAGGCGTTCGGCGACCTCGTCGACGGTGAGGAGCTTCTGGGTCATGCTGTCTCCATTTCGATGTTGTGACTTACTCTGACTCGAAGTGGGTACACGATAGGCACAGACCGTAGTTGTGCGCAACACCAAACTGCAGTTAGATGCTGAACGTGTTCGTAGATGATGAGTTGATCGGCCGGAACGTTCTTCGGCTACGTGGCGATAGGTCGCAGAAGGACGTTGCCGACGCCATGCGGGAGTTTGGCTACCCCTGGTCGCAGACGACCGTCTGGAAGGTCGAGCAGGGCACTCGGTCCTTGCGTCTACACGAAGCGGACGCCCTGGCTCGCGTCCTGGGCTCAACTCGGGCGTCCCTCACGATGAGCTCGCGCGAGGCCGAGCTCGACGACGCGAACTCGAAGGTGGCCCGAGCTCACCGCTCCCTCGACGCAGCGATCGAGACCTACATCGACGCGCTCGATGAGCTCGACATGGTGCTCAAGACCCAACCAGCAGGCACCGGCCCTGTCGAGACCTCGCGCGACTGGCTCAAGCACACCCCGTCCTCCGTCGTCGCAGACGTAGAGCAGCGTCGTCAACTCACTGATGTGGCCGACATGGGGCTCGCCTTCAGCAACTTGAGGGCGGTGAGTCTCGATGGCAAGCGTCACGAAGAGACCGAACGGTAGCTGGCGGGCCCGCTACCGGGACGACCAGGGCAAAGAGCACGCGCGGCACTTCCCTCGGAAGGCCGACGGGCAGGCCTGGCTCGACAACGTCACGACGTCCCGGCTGACGGGCACCTACGTCGACCCGCGCGACTCACGCGTGACGCTCGCGAGCTTCTACGCCGAGTGGTCGCAGCGGCAGGTCTGGGCTGCCGGCACCGCGCGCGTTGTGAACATCTCCGTCCGTGACTGCAGCTTCGCCTCGATCGAGCTCGGCAAGCTGAGACGGTCGCACGTCGAAGCCTGGGTCAAGGAGATGTCCGCGCACCTGCAGCCGTCGACGATCAAGACCCGTGTGGCCAACGTGCGCACGGTCCTGAACGCCGCGGTACGCGATCGCCACCTCGCCAGCGACCCGACGGCCGGCGTAATCCTCCCCCGAGCCCAGCGGGCCGAGCACTCGATGCGGATCCCGACGCCCGAGCAGGTAGGCCAGCTGCTCGAGGCGGCCGAGCCGTGGTTCCGCCCGGTCATCGCCTTGTGCGCCTTCGCCGGCCTGCGGATCGGCGAGGCGTCTGCGGTCCAGCTCGGCGACGTCGGCTTTCTGACGCGGCAGCTGCACGTCCAGCGGCAGGTCCAGTACGAGGGCGGCGCCCCGTCCTTCACCCCGCCGAAGGCCGGGAGCGAGCGGAAGGTCGCGCTCGCCGACCGTCTGCTCATGATGCTGAGCCAGCACGTGGAGCAGGTCGGCGTCAGCGGCGCCGAGGGCTGGCTCTTCGTCGGCCCGCCCCGGCCGGGGGTGATCCGCCGCGCTTGGGTGAGCACACTCGCGGCCGCCGACGTCCCGCACACGAAGCTGCACGACCTCCGGCACTTCTACGCGTCCGGCCTGATCGCGGCTGGCTGCGACCCGGTCACGGTCCAGAGGGCCCTCGGGCACGCGTCCGCGACCACGACGATGTCGATTTACGCACATCTATGGCCCACGGCCGAAGACAAGACACGAGCCGCGGCAAACGACCTCATGGCCGCCTCGATCGATGTTCCTGCGGACCCCCTGCGGACCGGACAGGCCTGA